CGTAAAGTTTTTTGCTCAACTTTGGTGGTGTGAATGAAAAAAGACAACTCAAATTTTTAGCCATCGTTGAAGATTGCTCGAATCAGTCAGGTCAACCCCGCCTGGTTGAGTGCAATCCTTATTCCATATTTTGATAAATTTTTCCTGTTGATGTTCTTGCGTGAATATTTCACCTTGGGATGTAAGAACCGCGCTGTACTGGAGTTTTGCGTTATAGCTGTTTGTAGCTCTGTATTTGTAGCAGGATGTTCCGTTCTTCATGACTATAAGACTTTTGATCTCAAATGACTCTGGGTCTTTCATTGCTAGTTTTAACTTTCTCGCGCCTTGTTTTGCCATTTCTTCATATTTTTCCTGTTGTGCTCTTTGAGCTTTTTGCTCTGGTGTCAGCGCAGACTCCTGCGCTTGCCTAGTTTGTTCGTTCTCGTGACTGATAATAATTCCGGCAAAAAAAACTACCGTCACGAACCCCCAAAGCATTTTTTTAACTCGGGATGCTGGTTTTTTAACTTTTGCGCCACAATTTGGGCAAGTTTTAGCTTGGGTGCTTACATCTTTGCCGCATTCGGTGCATTGAATAAGTGACATTTTTAACTCCTTTTATTGAATTTTGTAATTTAGACCACTCAATCAGACCGGGTCAACCGTTTGTATTTGCGCTGCAACATTATTTATCAGGGTGCTGGGTTTTTTGATAAGGCGTCAGCCCAGTCATCTTCTCTGACAATTTTAATCTTGTGCCCTTTTTCCTTGAGCTGCATGGCTGATTGTATTTTTGTGCCGAAGCTTCCGTGCCGCCATTCCCGGCTTCCTTGGGAGCCAACAACGACGTAGTCTGTTTTTTTGGTTACCCCGGAAGATAACTCGCCGCCTCTTCTTGAAATCGCCAATTCACAATGATTTCTTGGGGCAAAAACAAACTCGCCTGTAAGACAAAAGCGCTTACCATTGAAAACAATCAATTCTTGATCAAACACCAAATCGGTTACTAAATTTTGTTCTGGTAATTTATCTAATGTGCCGCCTACTAGTTTTTGCATTACATCAATCAAGTGTTCGCGTTCTTCATTTGACACAACGCCATCATTCAGTGATTCATGTATTTTTGTATAGATCAATTTTCCGGGCCAAAAAGATTGCATATTTTCATTATTCTCAATCCATTTTTTCAGAAAAGAAATTTCTTCATCAGTAAGGTTGCCGTCGCAAATTAGACCTTGGCTTATTCCAATTAGAGAACTAATTGATCTATGTAGATCATTTTTTTCTGCGATGGCTTTTCTTGTGAAAAAATCAGTCATTAAAGTTTTCTCCCATTCCATGCGTAAATAACCCGGCCATGGATCTTAAAATCATGGTTCAACTCAAAAGCTTCATACATGTGATTGTCGCTTATGGCTTTGTAAACCCCACCAGGCAATCTTTGTAATCTTTTAATAAATAGTTCATTATCAATACTAAAAACGTAGATTGCATCTACCCTAAATTCGCACACTCCTGTGTCGACAAGCAATATATCGCCGTCTGTAAATGTTGGTGACATACTATCGCCAATACCGCTAATTATCGACAAGTTTGTATGCGACGTAATAGCTACATTTTGGGTTAGCCAAGATCTGCTGATGCTCATTAAGTCTGTCACAAACTCATGTTCTGGCGCGGCAATTCTTTTCCCCATGCCTGCCTTAACTGAAAGACGCGGGACATTTATAAAACTTTTATCATCTCTTTCTTCTGTTTCTTCTGAATTTATCGCTTCCTGCCTTACAAACATATTTCCTTCGCCTGTTTGTATCCAGTCAGGGTTACATCCCCAAATGCTATGCGATGCCATCAGTCCGAGTAATGAAACCCCGCGTGTTTCCCAGTTTTTTAGTACTTGATGGCTAATTCCGAGCTCTAAAGCGACTTTGCTCGGTTTTTTTGTGCCCAGCTTGCGTTCTGCTACTTCGTAAAGCCTTTTTGCCGTTGGATGCATTTTTATCTGATGTGTATATGGTTGGGCGCAAGCCTATATCAACTAAACAAGATGTTGTTAAACATTGGAATTGACTTGTTTATAAACATAGTGTTTAATATGTTTATGCAAAGAAATTCTCACGACACCGAAATACAAGCGGACGCGCAATTGATTAAAGAACTTGGTGGACCTGCAAAGGTTGCCGAGATGCTTAATTTTGAAAAAAAGGGAGGCGTTCAGCGTGTGAGTAATTGGACTACTCGTGGCATCCCATATCAAATCAAAGTTAAACATAAAGAAATTTTTTTGAGTCAATTTTCTGCCCATGGCGGTGTAAGTCATGGCTGAACTATCCCTCAGCCCTCAAGAAAAGGCACGCAAAGCCTACTCGGCGGTCTTGCAGGCTATGCAAGACCCCGGAACAGCGCGCAACCTGGCGCAAATCTTGGGCGTGAGTGAAAGCACAATAAGCCGAACAAAAACAGAAAAGCTCGAAGATGCCCTGCATTTAATCTATCAACTGGGTTTTAAGGTCGTATCGAACGACCGCGTGTGTGTGGACCGCGCTACTTATGGTGCCGTGAGTACCATCGCGCGCAGGGCAATGGAGCGCGAAGACTTGTCGCGCGCCTTGGTATGGGACGAAGACTGATGCCCGGCAGCGCCAAACCCCGCAAGCTCTATAAGCCCCAGTCAAAGGCTGGGCACCAGCCGCTACCGCGCTCGGTCTGTACCGAGTTCGAGGGCGACCTGCGCTTCGGTCTCATGGCGCTGGAACATGCCGCCTCAGACACGGGCTGGGAACGGGTCGGCGCGGCCATGAACGTCATTGGCATGGCGCACTACCTCTACAGCAAGCACCGCCCCACCTGGGGGCAGGAACGCGCCGTTATTGATGGCGCGGTAGTAGCCATGAACGACATAGAGCAGTCAGCGCGCCAGCACGGTGCCTGGTTCATCAGCGCCGAACAGGCGCGCTGCATTTACGAGGGCATCAATGTGCTGGTTGACAGGCTGCCCTCATTCACGGCTGCGCAAATCTGCGTCGCCAACACCGAGGTACGAGAGCAACGTCACAAAGAAAGGGCGGCAGCATGAATCGTCGGGGAAGGCCGCAAGGCGAAATAGTACAGCGCATTGAGTCGCTGCTGATGCAGCAGGGGGCATTGCCGCTGCGCGAGGTGGCGGGTTCACTGCAACTGTCCATGTCGGATGCAGACAACGCGCTACGGCGCCTCAGGCAGTCGCAGCGCGTGGTAGTCGAGCGCGTGGCACGAGTGCCCTACGCCAAGCGCCCGGTGGCGTTTTATGCCCCAGTCAGAAACCCGTTGTCGTGGCACGAAATGACCCGTGCCGCACTGTTTGGAGGCCGTGGCATGGCTAACCCGCCCTGATCGTTTTAACGGCCTGGCGTGGTTGGTAAACGGCGGCGCGCCCGGCTTGTATCTGATACCGAAGGATTGACCCTGAAACATCAGCGCAGGTGGCGAAGACAGAGCCTGCGGGGTCGGCGCGTCTGTCGGGTGTTGATCTCCGAACACGGATAGCAACTGAAGGCCAACCGTGCTGAACGCGGCACGGGATGGGCTAGGTGCGTCCCAACCGACCCGGATAGAGGTGAAAGCAGATGAATAAGGTCTTACTACAAGAAAGACTCTTTGAGGTAAGAACAGTGGTTGAGCAGGGGTTTTCAACCAGTGAGTATTTCTTAAATACGACTGGTGGGGTGGGGGTCTGGGGGAGGGCGCAATCATGACGACTTATCCACAAGACACGGTGAATAAGTGGCGCAAGGCTGACCTGATGCAGGTCTTGAGCCTGATGGGTCTGGAAGTCAAGCATGACAGCACCTATCGACCCAGAAAGAACCCGCAAAGCCAGCGCTGGCATGTGGCTGGTTCGGGTGGGGTGTACGAGCTGGTGGTCACGGGCGGGGTGTTGTGGTTTGACACCAGGGCAAGGCGCGGCGGGCGCGGCGCGGTTGATCTGGTGATGCACATAGCTGGCCTGGGCTTCGTTCAGGCGCTGCAAAGGTTAGAGGGGTTGAGTCATGGGCAAGCGTAGGTACAACAGCCAGCGGGTAGATGGGTGGGTCGATGCCCGGCTGGTGCGGTGGGCAGAATGGCGCATGCGGCGCGTCGAAGGCGCACCCTCGGCCTATGGTTGCACGCCACTGACCACGCTCATCAAGTACGGCACAAAGCCCGGGCGGTCGAACGACGACACTTGCAGCGGGGTCGAGTTTGGCGACGTGCGCGAGATTATCCAGACGAACGAGTTTGTGCTGGGTCTGGAGCTTCGCGCCCAGGAAGTTGTTGCCGGGTACTGGTTAGCTCAGCTTAGCGTGCGCGCCATTGCCGGGCACCTAGGCGCAGCACCGCAAACCGTGGCCGATACTTTGTCAAGAATCAACGGGCTGGCGTGGTCATGCCTGGGAAGTTCTTATGAGACAATGACAAGCGGGAGGTGTTAAAAGTGAGTAGAACTAGCTTTCAAGTGGTTTATGACGGGTCGGCGCTGGCAGGAAGCACCATTGACGTGCGCGAATTAGCCCCCGCGCTATTAGCTTTTGGCGATGCTATTGAGCAGGCTAACTTTACGCTGAATGATGGTCGAACTAGCGTAGCTCTTCGCGTAAATGCTTCATTCAAAAGTGGGTGTTTCGGGATTGACTTTTCTGTGGTGCAAAGTCTGATGAGTCAGGTAACTTCTTTATTCAAAGAACCGGCTATTGTGACTGCAAAAGAAGTGACGGAGCATCTTGGATTTGTGTATGCCAAAGGAACCGCTGCGGTTTGCGGGGTTTTGGTGGTCATTAAATGGCTTCGTAACAGAAAAATAAAACGTATCGTTCTTCTTGACAATGGAATGGCGCGAATTGAGTTAGATGACGACAAATTGGAAACGGAGCAGCGAACCATTGCTCTATTGAGGAACTACAAGTTGCGGGTAGCCCTTGAGGCTGCAATTACAAAGCCATTAGATCGTGAAGGATATGAGACCGTTGCAATATCAACGAACCCGGAGCAAGGTTTTTTGACTATAACGAAGTCTGAGCGTAGTTATTATGTTGCACCGCCAGCAGAAACAGAAGAATTAGCCGATCAAACCACAGAGGCAAATCTTCAATTGGTAAATGTTGCATTCAAGGGCGACAATAAATGGCGTTTTTTTGATGGTACAACTCAGTTTTATGCTGCGATATTGGATGAACGTTTTGTTCATCGGGTGCAGTCTGGTGAGGAAAATTTTGCTGCGGGTGACATATTGACTGTCACATTGAGAAAACGTCAATGGCTTGAAGCTGACATTATGAAAGCGGAGCATGAGGTGATTGAAGTGGTCAAGCATCGGCGCGGTATGGCGCAAATCCCCTTTGTTTTCACCGAAAACAAATCTGACGGAGGATATGACACGTGAAAAAAGATCAAAATCACGCAAAATGAATTTCGACGAGTAATCAGTTTTGTGTAAAATCCGCTAAACTTTGGCAAAGCTAACGCCGAAACAATCGCAGCACCACAAACCCGCCCAACAGCGGGTTTTTTTATGGGCAAAACGTGGACATTAACGTACAAAGTAACATCGACCAGGTGATTGCAAGTACGCTGAAGCTCCACCCTCAGTACCGTTTTGCGGTGTCGGTGGCTTTGAACAAGACCGCAAACAAAGTCAGAGAGCATCAGCAAAACGTGGTGCTGCGTGAAGTGTTTGACAAGCCTACTCAATGGACGCGCAACGCCTTTTACGTTGCACCAGCTAACAAGGCCAGCTTGCAGGCTACCGTGGGTATCAGACCGTCGCAGGCCGAATACCTGAAATATCAGATATTCGGTGGTAGCAGAGCGCCAAAGAAACAGGCACTGCGGCTGCCTACTGAAATACAGCTAGACGATTCTGGCAACATTCCGCGCGGTGCCATTAAGAAGCTGGTAGAGCGCGCCAGGGCGGGTAAGCGTTTGACTAAGGGGCAGGCAAGAAAGCTGGGCGTAAGTAACCGGCTTGACCTGTTCTATGGCGACCCGACTGATGGTAGGCCAGCAGGTCTTTACAAGCGCGTGAATGTGGGTACGCGCAACGAATCTTTAGTTCCGCTGGTAGTATTTCCGAAGCAGTCGGCCAAGTACAAGAAGCGGTATGACTTCTATGCAACGGTTGAGGCTACGGCGCGCCGTGAAATAGCGCCTGCCATGCAGGAAGCATGGTCTTATGCGTTGGCAACTTCAAAATGAATAGGTACTCCCGGCTGCGCTCCATCGGGGGTCATTCGCGGCCTCGTTTCTCGCGTTTTGTCAGGGTTTTCATTAGGGTAGTCACGCCAGGGTAGTCGTATGAGTTTATTAAGCTATCGCGCCTATGCAAGGCACCGGGGTGTGACGCTGGGGGCAGTACAAAAGGCCATCAAGGCGGGGCGCATTAAAACGGTTACGTCTGAAACCAATGGTCGGCCAATGATCGACCCGGAAAGCGCCGACCGCGACTGGGAAGCCAACACTGACGAGTCGAAGCGATCTTTACTGTTCAGCCCGGAAGGTCAGGCCAGCCAGTACACCGCGCCACAGGAACCAGAGACTGATGCGCCACTGCCTGATGACAACCAGGCATACCGCGAAGCGCGGGCGCAGCGTGAGCAACTCAAGCTCAAGCGCGAAACGCTGGAACTGCAAGAATTTGAAGGTTCGCTGATTAACGTCGATGAAGCGCGGCGCATGGCTTTCACGGCGTTTCGCAATTTGCGCGACCAGATATTAAACGTACCGGCACGGGTCAAAGACCAGTGCGCGGCCAGTGATGATGCCCTGCATATTGAGCAAATGATTGAGGGGGAATTGTCGGCGGTCTTAGCCGAATTTGACGTGAGCAAAGTGACCCAGGATGCAGACGAACAAGACG